ACCCGACAGATGATTTTTTCATCAAAGGCGATCATACCGACTTGGAGATTCCAGAATCAGAAGCCTATGGATGGGCACATGACAATCTGGATTCTGTATACAAAGTAACGACGGTAGACCGGTATGAGGACATCATGCCACATTTTGAGGTTGGAGGTGTGTAATTGGAAGAGGTAGAGAAACTTACCATAAAAGACGCAGAGAGCGCGCAAAACGCAGTGCTGGATTTGATTTTGAAGTATCCGGATTTTCCGAAGAACTTTAAAGCCAGCAACAGAAATGTGAAGTGGAACGGCATTAATGCGGATACTTCCATCGGGATTTTCCCATTATCTGGTGCGAGATACATAAAGAAATATGTGAGTGGCAGCTATACAGCACAGATGCCATTCCAAATTGTATACCGCAGTTCTCCGACAAACAACAAATCATCCATAGATGCACAGATGGTTCTGGAGAATTTGAGCAAATGGCTGGAAGATACCGGCATTGAATTTGCTGATCCACACATGACATTACAGGAAATCGCACGTACATCTGTAGTCCTGCCAATTATGCAGGATGAAAAACAGATGGGTTACGGCGTAAATATGCAACTTATATATTTTTACAAAAAATAACAGGAGGAAATACCATGAAAACAAATTTACAGTTTTTTGCAAAAGACCGCACAAACATGGTTTCTTTGCTGGATATTGGATCACTGACCGGTTCCACGGAGAAACTTGCGGAAATGGGTGACGGTTTTACTGAACTGACAGAAGACTGGGGACCAAACACCGAATCTAAGCAGTACGTAAACATGAAGAATGCGTCCAATACAGTAAAGGGATATGCGTTTTCTATGACACCATCCCGCGAATGTCTGTCTGATGATATGCAGACCGCAATTGACACGATGTTCAAGACATTCCCGACGGGGGATAAATGTAATACATATTATTACAGATTTTACAAGGCTGACATTAAATCCGGCACAGGTGATTGCATTCGCCTTCCGGTTACAGTTTGCCCATCAAGTACCGGTGGATCAGGTGGAGATACCCTTACATCATCTATTCAGATTAATGGTAATGGAGAAGTGGAACAGGGAACAATCACAATCGGTGCTGGCGGCACATTTACCTGGAAGAAAAAGGAAGATGCTGCGAGTGCAGGATCAAAGGAATAGGTGTTAATCAACAATTAGCATATCCGGGACGCGTACCTCTCTTTCGCGCCCCGGATTAAGAGAGGATGGTAATTATGGCAGATATTAAAAATATTTCTTTTGATAATGGAATCAAGAAAATCGAAGTGAATGACGTGGATGGGAACCATATCACAACACTTTTAATCAATACGGCGGATGCGACCACAGTAAAGAGATTTGTGGAGCTGGCAAATAATCTGGAAGATGTAGTTAATTCCGGTGAGGATAAGATTGCAGTCTACAAAGAAAAGTACAAGGAATACGAACATAAAGAGTTTGATGATCTTCCGGACGATGTGAAAACGAATATTATCGTGGATGCTTCAGACATGCACATTGGTATTCTGGAGGGAATGATCCGGGAAATTGATGCACTGTTCGGAAAAGATACCATTAAAAATGTTTTCCATGAGTGCTATGAATTGAATGAGAATTTCGTGCCGGATGAAGATGCTTTGGTAGATTTCGTGAATACCGTAATGCCGGTGATGAACGAATTGTTTAAGACGAGAACAGAAGCAATCCACAGGAAGTATTCTCCGAACCGTAAAGCACGGAGAAGACACAACAAGAGCAAAAACCAGTTAATCCAGGAACATAAGGACGCAAAGAAGAATGAATAATGTTTTTCTCGATGATCTGCCGGAAGAGTGGAACGGGTACAAAGTGAATACAGATTTTACGATTGGCATCCAGATGTTGCAGGCGAAATATGATCGCGCTCTGACGGATTACGAGAAAAGCGATATGTTCGTGTGGCTCATGTTTGCAGATGCGGATGAGAACAGGGAAGAGTATCTTCGGGATCATCCGCAGGGGCAGGGGCTTGGCGAATGTGTAGAGTGGTTCCTTTCCGGATGGTTCCATGACAATCCGAACCCGGACGGGGACAAGACGCGCGTGGTTGACTATGATGTTGACCAATGGCGCATTTATGCTGATTTCCGGCAAATCTACGGAATTGATTTGGCTACTGTGGATTATATGCACTGGTGGATGTTCTGTGGTCTGCTTTGGAATATGCCGTACAAGCTATCAAGTTTTTTGCAAGTGGTATCGAAACGACAGGAGAAACCGGACAACAATATGTCGGCAGAATATCGCAAGGAATTGCGTAAGACACAGCAGATCTATGCACTGGATCAGCCAGAAGAAAAAGAGTACACGGAGGAAGAGAAAACCGCCATTGATGATTATGACCGCATGATGGCTGAAATACGCGGCAGGAAGTAGGTGAGCAATATGTCTGATTATGATGGATCGATTAAGATTGACACGAAAATAGATACGAAGAATGTCTCAAGCCAGATGCTACGTCTTGAAAATCAGATCACAAAAGCGTCCAGAAAAGCAAGTGATCTGACAGAAAAGATGCGCAAGATGGAAAATGCAAAGATTCCGACAGAGGACTACAAGGACATTACCGATGCCTTGCATAGATCTACTGCTGAATTTGATAAACTTCTGCAAAGGCAAGAGGAAATGGTTGCCCGTGGAAAAACTTCTGGAGCTGTATGGGATTCTCTTGATAGAAAAATCGAAGCTGTAGGAGCAGACATTCGTGCTGCCGAAAAATATCAATCTCAAATGGTCAAAGAGGGTACTGCTTATCTTGACAAAGGCGCAATCCGGGCAACTGATGCTTATAAGAAGATGGAAAATCAGTTGCACGAGACAAACGACCAGATGAAAACGCTTGCGCGTAGACAAGAAGAGTTAGCGTCAAAAGAGAATAAGGTATCCAGAAGTGCCAGGAGTGCAGGAAAGAGCACGGGAAGTTGGCTTGATAATTTCTCCGGGAAAACGAGAAGAGCAAGTGACTTGTTAAGTACATTCACGTCCAGAATTAAAGGAATTGCGCTTTCCTTGTTTGTATTTAACTGGATAACGCAAGGATGGAATGCCATGATTTCTGCCGTAGAAGACGGTATCCAGAATATGGCAAGATATTCCAATGATGAGAATGCCATGATTTCTGCCGTAAAAGACGGTACCCAGAATATGGCAAGATATTTCAGTGATGTGAATGCAAAAATGTCGGCTCTTGTGAGCGCAGTAGCAACTCTTAAAAATGCATTCGGGGCGTTAGCAGCTCCGATTATCAGTGCAGTCGGGCCGACGCTTACCTATCTTATAAATATGCTTACAGCTGCAATCAATAAGGTAAACCAGTTTATATCGGCACTAACAGGGAAAAAGACTTGGACGAAAGCCACTACCCAAACGAAGAATTATGCAGCCGGACTTGATGAAGCCGCCTCGAAAGCAGATAAGGCTACTAAGGCGGCAAAAAAACTAAAAGGACAGTTACAATCGTTCAACGAACTAAATGTAATAGATTCTAATAAAGATTCCGGATCTGGAGGTTCGGGCGGTTCTGGTGGCTCCGGTGGCGGAGTTAGTGATCTGTATGAAGAGATGCCAATTGACAAGAATATTGCAGATCTGGCAGACGAAATCAAGAAAGCCATAAAATCAGGTGATTGGGAAGGCCTTGGAGAAACTATAAGATCTGAAATAACTAATACGATTGGAAAGATTCCTTGGGAAAAAATCTACAAGAAGGCTGATAAATTCGGAACTGGGTTTGCGAGTTTCTTGAACGGCCTGTTTTCCGAGGATAAAAAAGGAAATAGTGTATTTACTGCAACAGCGGATGTTATTGCTGGAGCGCTTAATACAGCGATCTTTGCATCCAAAGGATTTACAGATAAGTTTGATTTCAAAACACTTGGAACAAATCTTGCACATGGATTTAATAGATTCTTCCGCAAGTTCAAGTGGAAGCAATGTGCTGAAGCTATTAATGGCTGGGTAGACGGATTCTGGAATACAGCAACAGGCTTTTTCTCTGATTTAAGCTGGGGAGACATTCTAAAAGGCTTGAATACTTTCTTTAGTAATTTAAGTGCAAGCAGTCTTGCAACAATACTTGGAGCAGTTGGATTGAAAAAGTTTGGTAAGTCATTGTGGAAATTACTGTCCGATAAAGCCGGTGATTTTTTAGCAAGTAAGGGACTTAATTTATCTGTAAGCGACTTATTGTTAGCAGTCGGAACCATGCTTATTACATGGACTGCTATGAAATTTTTGGATGAAAACGATATCCCGTCAAAAATTATTAAGTGGCTTAAAAAATTACCAAGTAAGATAACTCTTCCATTCGGAAAAGGTACCAAAGGCTGGGACGGAAAGACGTTACATCTATCTATTCCACTGTCTGCAGCATTTGACAACATTACTTTTAAAATTAAACACATTAAATGGAGCGATGTACTCGAGAATGTGTTTAACTTTGATGCGGCTGGAGGGTTCTTCGATGAAATGAAGAAAAACTTCCAGACTGCATTTGATGGGAAAAGAGCAGATATCCTCGACATGGGAAGTTATATATTTGAGGGTATTATGGATGGCTTTGCCGGCGCATTTACCGGATTAGTAGAACCATTTGTAGATTTCTTTAATTGGGTATCTGACGGAATCAAAGATGCATTTGGCATTCATTCTCCAGCAAAAAAAATGAAACCTATTGGAAAAAATATTTTCCTGGGGATTATTGAAGGCTGGAAAGAAAAAATTAAGAGCTTTAATTTTAAAAATCTTGCCAAGAGTGCTATGAAGCTAATCAAAAACGGTTTTAATAAGGCAAAAACAACGTTAAAAGTTGATATTTCGTTAGTAAAAAAAGGCTGGACCACATTAAAGAAATTTGTTGGAGAAATCGGAAAGAAAGCATTCGGGTTAGAAAAGAATGGCTGGACTACGGTATCTAAATTTGTTGGAGAAATCGGAAAGAAATCTTTTACATTAGCAAAGAGCGGTTGGACAACCGTGCGAAGCTTCGTAGGTAATATCGGGAAAAAAGCTTTTGGACTTGCGAAAAGTGGGTGGACTACACTTACAAAATTTGTAGGAAAGCTGGATAAGGTCGATGTGAAGTTGGCGAAAAAAGGCTGGACGAGTATCAACAATTTTGTTGGAACAAAAGTGGAAGTTGGCGTTTCCTTATTAAAAAAAGGCTGGACAAGTATTAAAGATTTTATTGGCGATAAGATAAGCGTCGGGGTTAGCAAGAAAGCCAATGGTGGAATCTATACCGGTGGAATGTGGCATAACATTACCAAGTATGCGGTCGGTACAGAGAATGCACCAGCAGGACAGCTTTTTATCGCGCGTGAAGCGGGACCGGAACTTGTAGGAACGCTTGGTGGACATACAGCGGTAATGAACAATAACCAGATTGTAGCATCCGTATCGGATGGTGTGTACCGGGCGGTAAGATCTGCAATTGGTACAAAAGGCAACAATGTTAATGTTACATTTAAAGTAGAGGGAGATCCGAATGGAATCTTCCGTGTGACACAGCAGAAAGCAAACGAATACTTCCGGGCAACCGGCAATCCAGCATTTGAAATTTAAGGGGGTGGAATGAAATGGGATACGGTGGATATTTGATTAAAGTCGGAGATTACAAAGTCCCGTTTACATATA